TTTTCGTCTTGACATTTGTAATATTTTGTTGTAATCTAACTATGTTAGGGTTGATGTGAAATCTCCTTTAGAGATAACTGAAGAACTTGTAGAACAGGGCCTTGGAGAAATCCAGAAGGTCTATACGGGCGGTTTTGAATTTGAAACGTGGTTTATATATACTGGTAAGAGTCCGATTCACATCTGTGATCAGATTCTAGAAACTGGTGATATGTTTGATTTAACCTACTGGAGCTACGATGAGTAAGAAAAAAGATCCTCTTATTGAGAGACTGAGAAAAGAAAAAGATACTGATAAAGTTATCATACACTTAGTAACTGAATTGAAACGACTGAGAGCCATGATTCGTACAATGAAAGAAGACCAGCACATATCTCAACAACAATGGTCTATCAGAAAAGCGGAACGCAAAGGCGATCTTCCGTACATTCCCCTGCCTGGCGAACACGACTTATAAAAAAGACTTGACATTTGTTATTATTCGTTATATACTATATTATGTTAAAAGGTCAAAGATTTTCTTCCCTTGATACAGCAAGGACCAAAGCAATAGAGATTGCGAACACATTAGAGTGTAATGTTCCAATCTACTATGATGAGCCTTACTACTATCATTGGGGTGGAGAAACTTTGGTAGAATGGGTTAAACCTAATATTGAGGATTGTGATGGCTATTAAACGCAAGATCAGTGAAGAACGTAAACAACAACTACGTGACCAGTTAGAGAGGGCACGTGCTAAACGTAAACCTGCTGAGTACAAGAATGTGCATTCTACAGTTCTTGATCTCCCAGATGATCACAACTATTCCTTCAAGACTGTGAAGGGTTGGATCAAGGAGTCCAAAGAACAGGTAGCTGCGTTCAACAAAATTGCTAGGAGTTTTAGATCAACTCCTCAAGACAAACAAAAGGCATCCAATCTTGCAGACAGTAAGAAAGCGTATATAAGGTACTGTGAACATTACCTCAAGACAGGTGATTGGATCAGTCCTTTATCTGGACCAAATGAGGAACATACAGTGGTTCCTAAGTGTGTCGCTATGGCATATAATCCAGATGGTACACCCAAACGTACTGTAGGAGTTTTTTATCCAGATCTCCTTGCCGTATGGACAAAGGAGATGGAAGATGGGAAAAGTCCTACAATTTCCTAGTAACTACAAACCTGAGAATCCCCCACAAGTTGATATAGAAGCCGCAGAGACTAGAGAAAACTTTGCATGGTGTGAACAACTTGCAGAGGGGATCATGTATTCTTGTCTCAAGAATTTACAGCAGAATGGTGTAAACATTGTAGATGAGGGTACAGTTGCTCAGTTGTCGTTTCTAGGTGAAGTATTACGATCAGTAATCCAGTATGAGAGAGATATTAGTCATCCTCTACAGGATTTTGCAGATCGTTTTGTATCCCTACAAACTTCAAAGACTCTTGATGGTAAACCAGCCATCAAGGGTGATTTTGACGTTATGGGATTCAGTGAATGGATGGAACGAAATGATGAGTTAGATGACTTAGATGATTTTGATCCATCCGATCCAATCGCAGGCTGATGTAGCTCAGTTGGTAGAGCAGGAGTTTTGTAAACTTCAGGTCGTAGGTTCGATTCCTATCATCAGCTCCAACTTCTAATAATAAATTATTATGAAACAATCTCATAAGTATGTACTTATTGCCACTGTATTATCTTTGGCGTTATCCATCTATCTGTTCTTCTTTATGGACAGTCCAGATGCTAAACTCTATGGAATCTATGTCGGTCTTTGGGTTCCTTCCATTCTTGGAGCCTTTAGAGTGATAGAAACAGGTAGAGAAGATGTCTCTGATTGATTTCTTTAATGACCCCAATAGTGCAGTCATATTTGCTTGTGGTATTGGGGTTTCTGCTATTTTCTTAATCGGTGTAACTAAATCTTTATACGGACCTAAAAAATGATAGGACAGATGAACAATATCTGGGACAAGGTTGCTTGGGTAATTCTTGCCACAGGTAAAGTATATTTGATAGGTGCAGTTGCAATGATGTATGTAATGCCCACTATGACTCCTTTTTTCTTGGGAGTTTGGGCCTTGCATTGGTCTGTTGCAGTATGTATTGCTTTCTGGAGACAGATAGGAATACATTCTTTAGCAAAAGAAAGATTTCCCTTTCTTTATGAGAAATCTATTTTTGTATGGACAAGATGATCTTCATGATGATGTTCATCGCCATGGTTATCGTGGCGGTGATCTGTTTTACCTCAATGGCTTATGTTGCAATCTGGCCTAAAAAAAAGATTCAACATAATAAATGTCATACTGACAACGTGAAACCTGAACAGTCTCACGGCCACACTGAACCCCATGTATAATTATGATATTAGTTGATTTATCTCAGATAATGATGGCATCTACTATGATGTCAATGGAGAAGGGACAGACAGAAGCAGATGTTGATTTTATTCGACACATGGTTCTGAATAGTCTTCGTATGTACAGATCTTCTTATTCTAAAGAATATGGAGAACTGGTAATCTGTTGTGACTCACCTCACTCATGGAGAAAGGATCACTTTCCCCAATACAAGGCTGGTCGAAAAACGGGCCGAGAAGAATCTCCCTTGAATTGGAATCAGATCTTTGAATGCTTTAATACAATCAAGACTGAACTGAAAACTAAATTTCCATATAAATTTATACAGGTAGATGGTGCAGAGGCTGATGATATCATTGGTCTTCTCTCTAGAACTGAATCTAGAAATGAAAAGGTCATGATTATTTCTAGTGATAAAGACTTTATTCAGTTACATCAATATGACAATGTATATCAATGGAGTCCTGTTACTAAGAAACTGGTCAATGGTGTCGAACCTCATGGATACTTGTTTGAACATATCCTTAAAGGCGATAAGGGTGATGGAATACCAAATGTTCTGTCAGCCGACAACTCCATAGTAGATGGTGTTCGTCAAAAACCTATTACCAAAAAATACGTTGAAAATTTCGTACTACATAATGCAGAGATAAGTGGTAGATCAGAAACAGAAATTAGAAATTTTCATAGAAATCAGAAACTCATAGATCTGAATGAAACTCCACCAAGTCTGTGTGAACAGATTTGGGAAGAGTATCAGAAAGAACCAGAAGGTCAACGTAGGGATCTTCTAAACTTCTTCATAGAGAAGAAACTTAACAATCTAATTGAATCCATAGGAGAATTTTAATATGGCACAAGCATCGGATATAGTCAATAGTAATTGGAGTCCAGGCCAAGCAATGCCTGGTAGAGAACCAAGTGTGAAGATGAGAACTCCATTAATCTCAGAGGTTTTGAAAAAAGTTAATAATGCAAAAACCAAACCTCAAAAGATTAAAATTTTGAGAGAGTATGATTCACCAGCACTGAGGTCATTGTGTAAGTGGTCATTTGATCCAAACATAGAGACAGCCCTACCAGAAGGTAGTCCACCATTCATTCCCAATGAAGCACCAGAGGGAACTGAACACGCCAGATTGTCTACTGAATATACCAAACTTTATTACTTCTGTAAGGGTGGTAAAGACAATCTTCAATCAATGAAACGTGAAACCATGTTTGTTCAATTACTGGAGGCGTTACATCCTTCAGAAGCTGAGGTTCTTTTACAGACAAAAGAGAAATCTTTGCATAGAGTATACAAAGGTTTGTCTGATGCAGTCGTAAAAGAAGCATTCAACTGGAATGAAAATTACCTAAGAAAAGATGCATAAATATAATACAGTCTTTTTTTAGGGAGTCAAAAATGCAAATCCAAGGTCGGGGATGTGAAGACGGCAACCTAGCCTCAGTGTAACAATCCCCCCTCACAATTTAGCAATGTATTTCGGTTAAACGATCCGCCGAAGTGAATTATTATGTTCCCTATTCTTATCATAGAGATTGAGGATCACGAAGAACAAGGTTATATGAAACATATTTTCATAAGCATTGTTTTGTTATTTTCTTTGACAATATTTGCAGAACCAGTTGCAGATGCAAGTGTCAATCATGATGTAGTTCCAAAATGGAGTTACAATACTATTGCTATGGAAGCAACAAAACAAAGAGAGTGTCTTGCAAAAAACATATATTTTGAAGCAAGGAACGAACCATTTGCAGGACAGTTTGCTGTCGCAATGGTTACTTTGAACAGGGTACACGATGAACAGTTTCCAAATTCAATTTGTGAAGTTGTCTATCAAGGTCTACATTGGCCGAGTGGTCATCCTAAACGTGACAGATGCCAATTCAGTTGGTACTGTGATGGTAAAGTAGACAACGTGGCAAATAAAAGAGCCTATAAAGAATCAGACAAGATTGCATTTCTCGCAATTGAATCTTATAACGCAATCAAAACGAAAGGATTAGATATAACAGAGGGAGCGAGGTATTATCA